TACCCTGAAGATCAACGGCCCCGCTTAGCGATTCAAGCAGCCCAGAAGTTCGCCCATGGTGAAATTACCCAAGAAGAATTGAACGCTGCTGGGGATGCTGCTTGGGATGCTGCTTGGGATGCTGCTAGGACTGCTGCTGGGGCTGCTGCTTGGGATGCTGCTGGGGCTGCTGCTAGGACTGCTGCTGGGGCTGCTGCTTGGGATGCTGCTTGGGATGCTGCTGGGGATGCTGCTGGGGCTGCTGAGCAAGAATGGCAAATCTCCCGCCTCAAGTTTTATTTAAAGTTGAAGGATTAGAGAATGTCAAATTTAATTGCTATAGAGAAAGAGGACAACATGACGACAAGCAGCCCAGGAGAATTAGAGAAACTCCAACTATTGGCAGTAGAAACCCACCTCAACTCCCAAGTCGTGGAACGGGAAGAGGAGATCCGAGGGCTACTTCTTTCTTTACTCGCCAAGCAACATGTCCTTCTCCTTGGCCCGCCAGGTACGGGAAAGAGCCTGACCGCAAATTTATTAACCCAATCGGTTACAGATTCTAACCTGTTTGAAATCCTCATGACCCGCTTTACCAAGCCCGAAGAGGTCTTTGGACCTCCTTCCCTACCCGATCTCAAGGCCGGAAAGTACGCTTTTATCAAGGAGGGGACGATTCGCGAATCGCAAATCGCGTTCCTCGATGAGATCTTCAAGGCCAACTCGGCCATTCTAAACTCGCTCTTGAAGATCGTCAATGAAAGGGTCTTCCACAACGGGAGTTGCGGGGCGGAGAAGGTGCCTCTGATGTCCCTGATCGGAGCAAGCAACGAGCTACCACAGGGGGAGGATTTGTCGGCCCTCTTTGACCGTTTTATGTGTAAGTATCTGGTCAAGCCGGTACAAGATCAGAACAATATCAGGAGAATGCTCCATTCCACTCCTCAGGTCGGTCCGACCATATACCTGTCTTCTTTGGAGACGCTACAAAAGCAGACCAATCAGGTCAAGACGGATACCTATCTGGATCAGCATCTTCATCTTCTCCTAAAACTACGGGGGGAGGGATTCAATATCTCTGACCGAAAGGCTAGGGAATCTCTTTCCCTTCTGAAAGCGTCGGCAGTCCTGGCGGGACGAAATCATGTCATCTTGGAAGATGCTCGAATTCTCGCCCACGTCTACTGGCAGGAACCTGACCAAGTTAAGAAATTGAAGTCCTTGATCTGGGAGTTTATCAATCCGCATGATAAATATGCTCTAGAGCAGTACGACGCCGCAACTGAAATCTTCCAGAGGGCTACCAATCCGACAGATGACGGCAAGGTCTCGGTCGAAGAGTCTTTCAACTCGATTAGGACAATCCAGATCGAGCTGAAACAGAGAATCAGTAGTCTAACCCCGGAACAGAATCGAAAACTTGTAGAGGTTTCTGACAAGATTCAACTCTACCGGGAGGAGTTAGTCCAGTTTATGCTGGGGAGAAAATAGATGCGGGGCTACTGCGGAGTTGGGCTAGTCAATCCCAAACACGAGGTCAATGTCGGCCATGTTCTACGAGCAGCGGGATGCTTCCAAATCCAGTGGGTTGCTGCAACAGGAAAACGGTATAAGCGGTCAGCCACTGACACCATGTCCGCCTATCGGCACATCCCCCTGCTATCGGGAATAGATGATCTTAAAAAGATTATTCCCTTTGACTGCATACCAGTCGCAGTGGACCTCGTAGAGGGAGCAAAAAGTGTACATAATTATGTGCATCCTGAACGCGCCTTTTATATCTTTGGACCGGAAGACGGGACACTCGGAAAGGAGGTACTGTCCTGGTGCCGGGATGTCATTTATATTCCAACGAGGGGCTGCCTTAATTTATCAGCGGCAGTCTCAATCATACTCTATGACCGGCAGCAAAAACAGGCGGGGGCCGAGTCCAGAGAAAAGTACTTCTTTAAGGAAGAAAAAATCACAAGAAGGGGAGGGTACAGGTGAGCAGCTATAATCTATTTTCTATCGGGGAAATAATTGCCATTGTTCTCATTCTGGCCCTTGGCACAATCATAACACTCAGCTACGGCTGTAGTTGCAGGACTATCTATCAAGTGGATTATCAACTGTACGGAGATTTTCAGCCGGAGGAAGGATGGGTAGAATGTCGATAAAATTATTCAAAACGGTGGTGATGGTTCGGGTAGAACTAGAGCTATCTGGCCCCACCAAATATGATGTCAACGAGTATGCCAAGAATCTCGTGCTAACCTCACTTCTCTATAAACTATCAGAGGCAAAGGCAGATATTTTAGCGGTATGTTCAGAGGAGATCAAATTAGAAGATGCGAAAGGAAGACTATCAAGCGGAGAGAAGTCTCATGTTGGAGAGGACAAAATTTAACCGGAGGCACGGCTATGTCAAAGCTCTTAGGTTTGTCCAACGAAGTCTGCTCCTGCTGAGATCCGACTATTACGGAAGGAGGGCGAGGCCCCATGACAAACGAAGAATATAAAAAGTTACAGGAAGCGGGGAGAAAAGAGGTAGAGGACCGGGCTAGGGCCATAGGGGAATCCAGAGTCCTCCTTTTAAGAAGGCTGAAAGAGGCCCGGCTAGTTCTAAATACGCCGGGAAGAGAGGGATTCCAGAAACTAATATTCGATTTTGCAAATAAACGACTCATTTCGGACGATGGTACTCTAGCCTTACAGTGGCTGGTTAGACGCTTTCCAAATGAGCCAGTAGGCTATGAAAACCAACAGACCAGCACTGGAGTGGTCATTCTAGCGGCAATCAAAGGGCCGTAGCAAAACGTCGGCATATATTTATAATTACCGACGTTTTGCTACAAAGTACTAGAAAGGAAAGAGAAACAATGAGTAAAATAACCATTGAGAATGCAAGGATCAAATCTACAACACTAGGGGAAGCGGCAACTGACCGGGGCATGTTTAGCTACTGGCTCCATATCGAATGGGAGAGGAGCGGCTGTAGCTTTGGCGGTAAGGTACTGGACGAGAGACAATTCCCCGGACAGGAGTGTAAAGACTACACCCGAATTGGTACAGCCTACGGGATGACCCACTTGATGAGGATTCTGGAAACGCTGGAAGTCCGGAAATGGGAGGATCTCCCCGGTACTTACCTACGCATCAAGTCGGAGGGACTGGGAGGAGGGATTACAGCTATTGGGCATATCATCAAAGATCAATGGTTTGATCCCAATGCTCTGAAATTCTTGTTAAAGGAGAAGGGGGATGGATGATTGTGCAATCAAGCAACTCCAGTTCGACCAGCTTCAATTCAAGGAGATGACCGAAAAATCCCCGGCTCTCCAACAGAAAATAGATGCCAGCGATTATTCAAAGGCGTCAGAACTCTGTCGAGACTTATTTGCATCAATGTTCAAGTATACGCCTGAGATTAACCCCGATGTCGCTCCCGACTATCTGGCCAATCAGAAGGTAATGAGAGAGTTGATGAATCTTAGAGAGTACGAAAATCTGCATGAGCAGACGAAAGGACAAGCAATTCTTTCTGCCTCCGCCACCCGTAAGTTCTGGGGGGAGGTAGAAGGAAAGTTGCCGGAGAGTGTTAAGGAACACGCCAGAACCACCGAAGAGATTCAAAAACGAATAAAAAACCTCGTTGAGCGTCAGAAGGCGTATGAGGAGCTGGTCAAAGACTACCCTGAATTACAGGAGGAGTTAGACAGACAGAAGGAGGCTCAAATTGAAGAAGAGGCGGCCTTGGCAGGAATCCCTGCGCCCTGGACTGATCCGGACGTTACTGACGGACTTAGACAGGCCATCCGAGGAGCACTTGAGGCGGCGGCACAAGATTCTCAACAACTACAGGACGCTATGGATGTCTTTGGCTGGGGGGACGGCCCCGGAAATGGAGGTGTGGTTGCAGAACGAGAGATCCAATTACTAGCATCTTCCTTACAACAAAGTAAGGATCTGCAACGACTGGTCGAGTTGGCCGGGAAGTTTCGACGGATCGCCTTAGCTAAAAGGAAACAGAAACTTAGACATGAGCCGGATGAGATCGCCGGGATCGAGTTCGGTCAAGACCTGACCCGGATGATTCCCGCCGAGGCTCTCTACCTGGTCGATCCGGAACTGGAGGATCTCTTCTATAAGAAGTATCTCTCTAGTGAGCTGATGCAGTTAGAATTGGTCAGTAAACCCCCGGAAGGGAAGGGGCCGATCATTGTCTTCAGTGATGTCTCGGGCTCGATGCAGGGGATTCCTGATATCTGGAGTAAAGCGATCGGCCTAGCCATGCTGACCATTGCTCATAGAGAGGGACGAGATCTCTTTGTCGGTACCTTCGATACGTCGGTGTACCAGAGTTGGGAGTTTAAAAAAGGGAAGTCCAGAATTACAGACTTATTGAATTACGCCAATAGCTTTAGCGGAGGGGGCACTGCCTTTGCTCCTCCCTTGAGTAAGGCTCTTGTACAGATTCAAATGTCAGCTTTCAAAGAGGCCGATCTGATCTTTATCACGGATGGGGTTGCCCCCCTGACCGATGACTTCCTAAAGAATTTTAACGCAGTGAGAAAGGAGAAAGCTTTTAATGTAATAACAGTACTGATCGGAACAAGCAGTTACAGAGCAAAAGTAGAGGCATTTAGCGATGAGGTAATCAAAATACAGAACCTCCTGGACGATAAAGTTGTTGAGGAAATTCTAAAGTTACATTAAGGAGGAAGAGATTGTATATAGAAAAAGAAGACTGGTTTAGAATCCAGGACTTTTTTAAGCAAAACTGGGTCACTGAAGATGCTTCGCCAGGAGGTTACTCCGAGTATTGCCGCTACTGCGAATCTCCAGTCTGGCACCCGGAACATAAAGAAGGGAGGGCAGAGCATCTATCTAACTGTCTTTACGTATTAGTTATGAAGTATAACTAATAGGAGGAGATATAATTGTGATCTCTAAAGGCCACATCAGAAGCTGTCGAGCTAAAACACGGCGCGGAACCGTCTATGAAACCTTAGAGGAGGCGCAACAGTCAGCTGCGGCGGCCAATGTTGCTGAAAAAAGAAAAAAACAGGATCTACTTTACGGGTATCCCTGTCTGCGGTGTGGAAAATTCCACAAGGGAAGTCACAGACGACTGGAAGGAGCGGAACATGACCAAATTATCAAAAGACTGGAGGGCGGGGAAGATTTACAAGATAGAAGAAGAATCAGCCTACTTCCTGCCGGAGCACGGAAATTGCGACAAGAACTGTATCGTTGGCACCTACATCTCAGAGACTGGTGTCTTATTCGATTATCACGCGCTCTACGAAACCTTCTTAGAAATTACCCCGACGGAGCTAAAAGAGCTGGAAGTATTTCTGTACAGGGAGAAAAAAAGACTAGAAGGCCAACTTATGAGGTTAGAGGGCCTTGTTAAAGCCCACAAACTGGAATATTGAAGGGAAAGGAAACAAGAAAAATGACGACAACTGAATTGGAAAAGATGATCGAGACCACCGCCGTAGATCAGAACGAGATCGGCACGAAAGAACTGGGACATCTGATCAACATGAAAATTCAAGGAGAGATCCCCCGGATCGAACTGGAGGAGCGTCAAAAGGCCGCCGGGTTGGAGCCTCTGCCCCGGCGGAAACAGAAGAAGACTGCCCTCTATCAAGCTTTAAAAGAGCTGGCGGGTAAGAACACTTTGCTGGCCTATGTCGGAATGGACGGGGAGTGGGCTGTCTACCGGCTGGTTGATCAGTTTATCGACAAGATCGCCAACGAGGTAGACTTCTCCAAGCGGAACCGTATTCGGTTTAATACCGTGACCGATACAATCATCTTTGAGCTACCGGAGAGTATCGAGCAGGAGGTAAAGAACCGGCTGGCCCATTACTTGGGAACTTATACCGCCGATGATATTTACGATGTCTCCCAGCGGTATATTGAGTCCAAGTTCGCCGGGATTCGGATCGGTCGAGGTCTCTTCTTCGTCCCGGAGTCCTTCTCCGCCCAGACTTTGGCCCTCAAGTCGTTCGTCGATGCCATCCCCAACAGCAAGCTGCTGAGGATTGCCGTGGTTAATGACCAGGAGAACCAGAAGTCGATGTACAATGCCTTTATCGAGCAGTTGACCGAGGAGTACGACACACTGAGAGAGAACATCAAAGAGTTGGCAACCCGAGACGGACACATCCGGGTCAAGAACTTCAATGATAACTTCCAATCCTTCCGGCAACGGGTCGATATCTACTCCACAGCCATGAACCGGGACAGCCGGGTACTGGAACAGAAGATCAACCAACTGGAGGCCGAGTTCAAACAGGCGCTTGCAGGAAGGTAGGTAAAACGAGTAAGATAAAAGGGGGCGGGAGCACCTGAAGACTGTTACCCCGCCCCCCTCTTTAATTCAGTAAGGTGTTTGGGAGAAGGTATTGTGCTTGTAGAAACCAAACTTAATTCTGCTGAACAGCTAGCAAGACTCTACCCAGGGGCGGAACAGGAATACAACAACTTTATCGCCTACATCTATAAAAATCATCGTCAATCCCTCCGGTTCAACCAGGAGATTATTGACCAGTTATTAATCGATAGCTTCTCCAAAAAACAAACACTAAAGAAAGTCTTAAATCTCGGAGACAATCTAAGGCGAGACATTCCCTTCTCTGTAGAAACAGGGGGGAAGCCCTTCTTTCTCTGGATACGAAAAGCGATCTCCCACCTTATTTACGAAGGATTTATGTCGGTCGAAGATAACCTCCCATTTTATAAACTCGTCTCCAAAATCAACTTCCCGATTAAGGGCGGGAAAGGCGCAAAAAGATTTCTAGGGGACTGCATAGAAAACAAACTATTTCCTATTAAAAATTCTAAAAACTCTTTAAAAATAACCAAATTCTTCAGCCTAGTCAAACAAATAGCGCCCAAAGAATACACCCTCGTAAAAGAAAAACTATGTTGCGGAGACGACCCGCTGGATCTTCTAGCTCTGTTTTACGCCCTACCAAATATCGGAACCTTCACTCTGACAGCAAATCCCTTTGATTTGCTTCTTCTGTCGGAGAACGCGCTCTATAAAGTCTGCACCTGCCTGAACCCGCGTTCCAAGGCCAACAATATTGATGCTGATTACAGTAACGGGCTGATTAGCTATTGCCGAGACAAGTTCACACTAGCGGCCCTTGTTCTAGGCGAGAAGGATCAATATCCAAAGAAAAGAAGGGGGAGGCTTCTCCTGCATGTCATGCCGGAGAAGAATAGCCTGATTCTAGGCCGTCGCTACGGAGAGGTCAGTCATAAAATGCTGCTCCTGCTGCAAAAAGAGCTGGTCGTGACCTTAAACAAAACAATGCGGACAGAGACAACCTGGTACAGCAAAAACTACCAACACCCCTATACCAAGATCAAAAAAGCAAAGTCCCGCAACCTGACCAAAGTAGAGGGAGCTGTCTATTTCGACAAACTGGACACTCGCATTGTCATCAACAGAAAAGAGTTGAAACAAAGAATCACCAATTCCGATATACCCACGATCCAATTTGAACCCGCGCTCTGCTTTCGCTGTGGGAAGAACACCTACCATACCTCCTATTGGCAATGTAAAAAGTGCGCCCCCTACCCTTATAAGTGTCGAGAATGTAGGTGCAGGCTCTCCCAGGAAACCGACTTTGCCGACGATAGCCGAGAGATCAGAAATCATTTCTGTGAACGTTGCTATGGAAAGACAGTCAAAAAGTGCGGCTGCTGTAACAAGGAGTACTACCAATCTCTATTAGCCACCTATCAAAAAGAGGAGGAAGGAGTAAAAATAAATCTTTGCTTAAAGTGTCTAAAAAACTATACAATTTCGTGCTCTAGATGCACAGAGGTGATTTATATTAATCTCCAAGGAAAGCTTCCAGACGAATACATCTGTAATGAATGTGTAGAAACGACAGTAGCTGATGCGCCCAATCATTGACGTTGGGAGATCCTACTATCTTGTTGGAGGCGAAATAATCAAAATTGTGAAATTCGACGAGCGCCGAGGATTCATAGACAACCGGGGTAACGCCCATAATGGGTACGGGGGTCAAGATATTGTACGGGAGTTGACCCCCGACGAGTACACAATCAGACGATTAGAAGATGATTGGGAGGCCGCTAATTGAAATCACCAACCTATATTCACAACTGCCCAAGTTGCTACTTCTTAGGACAATTCAAACAGGCGGACCTTTACGCCTGTCTCAAAAACGGAAAACCGCATTCCTTTGTGGCAAGAACTGGGAATCGCCCGGATACCTACATTTCGGGCGGTAGTGTCAGAGATATAAGATTGAGGAGGGCAAAAGAGCTGTGGGAAACCCAAATGTTGAAAGTATCCACAACCGTCCAGACCTGATCGAGAAACGTCTCAGATACGCCCGCCATCATATTCCAGAACTAGAATACCGGCGGGCCTTCAAACAATGTAAATTTTACCCAGATAAAGATATTCTTGTCTCATTAAACGGCAAGTTTGCCCTGTCATGGAGAGAGAAGCCGGAGGTGATTGTAGGAAAGCAGAATATCGGGTCAGTTCAATTCTTAATGTTAGACGAAGTGAAGGAGGCGCTCAGTGAGTCCATACGCAATTGAAAAAAGAGGCGGAGAATTTCTGATCACAACTCCCAATGGAGGATGGGAAACCAGGAACCTCTATACAGGGAAACTAACTGATTTTTCGATAGACCCGGAACTCGACTATGTTGATTTTCGAGAGATGGAACAAGAACTTCAAAAACTTGTACAAGAGGAAAGAAATCAGCCTCAAAAACCGTAAAAGAAAGGAAAGGAACATGGGTAAACTATTTATGCGGCTGGGAGGCTGGACTCTCAAACAGATCTGGGACAAGTACAAGGGGCCAGGGCAAAATGTAGAAAATGTCATGGCCGTTGTCAAAGAACACGCAATTTACCGAGAGGGCGAGAAAGAAAATACCCGTTATCTCTTTTGTGACGGGGTAGCCAAGATCCAACCAAGCGGGCAAACTTCCATCTCTCTCAACGATGAGTAGAAAAATTTGAAACTGTACAAGCCCTCCGTCTATAATAAAGAAGGAGGGCTAAAGATGTGGATAAATTATTATGGAAGAAATTAACCAAAGCCCTGCATGAGCAGTCTATTGCCAGAGTAGAGCTGGAAGACGGAGAGTGTCTGATCGGTTTTATCCGAGAGATCGGAGAGGAATATTTTGAGATCCGTTGCCGATCCTACATCGCCAACAACCTCCACATGATGGACGACAACGAACCGGCTGATCTAAAATATTCTGATCGAGCCGTCTCTTTAGGAAGCATCTATCAGTTTGAGGGCGACAGCTCGCACTCTCTCCTACCGGATCAACTCAACGGCCTTCTTTTCCACAAGCAGGCAATCTCAAAAGAGGATTGGCGAGGAAAAGAGCTAAAAGGAAAACTTCCCAAGAAAGAGGAGGAACCGTGCGAGAACACAACTCAGAAGACATCTTAAGGGCGATGGGGTTAACCCCGGAAATCCTCAAACAAATGGGTATGACGGCTCACGTGGTCTTTGGAAATCAACAGCTCCAAAACGAACCTGTTGTTGTCGGAGAAATGGAGGATAGCGAGATCTTCACCCAAAAAGCTCTCATTGTCCGAAGCAAGGAGATCAATCGAGAACTAGACGAACTTCGACTGAAAAAAGACCAGATCGCTCACGACCTGGAACAACTCAACCTCTCTATTGTAAAGCGGCTGGGGCTTGTCCGGGAGGATCTGATCTCAACCACCCTCGATAATAAGATTGTTGTTTACAAATCAGCAGCAATCAGAGAGGGCCTACCCTACAGTAAACATTCCTCCTAACGCTATCCCACCTGCCCACAGGAAGACCCCCCGGATTACAGTCTGGGGGGTCTTTCCTACAACCTAATCAGCGGACGGAGGTAACGAGTTCAGATGCCTTGATCCGGCTAGGGCCGAGCTTTCCTGTGTCCCGGAGCAGCTTGTAGTAGTGGGGGTTCAGACTTCCCTGGTAGCCAGAGGCGATCATCTGCCGCTTCCAGTTCTGAAACTCCTCCTTCTTGACTCCCTCCGGCCAACCGATCTTATTTTTCACAGTTGCTTTAACCAGGTTGGGGGAGGGTCTAAAGGTGACTTCATTGATCATCGGCGCAGCCTCCTGGACAGGCTCCTGGGGGGCCTGATTGGCAACAGAGAGCATATCCACAATCAATGCCGGAATCTCATGTGGATTAACGTCTGAACGCCTAATCAGAAGCTCCATTAACTCGTAAATCTTATCCTTGGCCATGTGACAAACCTCTTTCTTACTTCGATATTCCAACTGTGTTATAGCTATATTATAGGGGATACGTCAAGTGGTCTTGCGTATCAGATTGAAAATTTAACCTTAGTTAGAAAGGAGAAATAAAATTGAAAGTGATTACATTGCGCCCTCTCAGACTGGCAGATTGGGGAGGCAGACCTACTCTGACCAGATTTGGTGTGGATCAAAAAACTGACTGCCCTAAAGGCGCAACCTTTCCGGTCATTGGAGAATTGAAATACAACTACATCATTGACTTGGGAGAGGGATACTCAGCCAAAGTCTCCAAACACGACGTCCTTATTTTACAAGGAGGAAGAGAGATGCATAGCAAAATTAATGGCCTCAGCTTCAGGACCAACATTCCCTGGGACCAAATCAAAGTTGGGGATAGCCTGATGCTGGTCCACGACCCCTGCGGTAAGACTTCCCAGATGGAACACACGGACCCTTTTGCTCTCATGATTGTCCATGAAAAAACGAATTTCCACCTGGGATTTGTCCCAAAGGAGACCGCTAAACTTCTTTTGGATAATATCAAGGCTACCCTCTTCCAATGTCAGATCACAGAGATTACAGGAGGTTACGGAGAGAAGACAAATAAGGGCGTAAATATCAAGATCTGTTACGAATTAGAATAAATGATTGACAGAAAATAGGAGACAAACTACTATAAAATTAGGCTCAAACAGGAGCAAAATAAGAGCGAAAAACAGGAGCATTTTAGGAGCATTTTATGGACTTGATTTTGAAAGGAGTCGAATAGATGCCCAAACCACCAACAGTTAAGGTTGTATTAAGTGTACCTACCGTTCACGCTGAATGTGTCAGACGTGTAGCGGCAGAGGTTGGTCTCACCATGTCAGCTCTGTATCGGGTTATTCTCAAGGAGTATTTACAAAAGTACATACAGAACGGGAAAAATCTTAATTTAAATTTCAGTAAAGAAACCTTGACAGAACTGGAAAATCCCGCTACCCTTAATTTTTTTAATAAAAGAGAAAGAAGAAAAATTATAAATCGTCCTTCTATCGTCCCTCCTGTATCTATCTATCCGACAGACAGAATCCCGAAAGACGAAGGAATGACGACCTCTCACTTTTCTCTCCCCCCGGGAGGAGAAGAGGCCACACTAAACGCTTTAATATTTCAAAATTTAAAAACCTTTAAACTTATCCAAAAAAATAATACTCATCAATACCTTGCTAAACTCCTTGGAGATACTTTTGGAAAGATAAAAATAATTCAAATATTGATTGATAAAGATTGGAATAGCCTGAATCAAATTATCTATAAAATAAATTCAAAAAAAGAAAAGAATCAGTTAATAGATAATGAGATTAGTTATTTCCTTAAGTCCATAGAATCAAGTAAAGTGGATAGAATTCCCTTTGATAACTTCAAACCGTTTTTAAAAAATTTCCTAAAAAATAAAAAATCAGAGGATTATTGGACAATTACCAATGGTTTTCCAACAGAGGCTGAACATGATTGAAATAAGTAAGCAGAGTAATCAAATAGGTCTTTCCATTAAGACCCAGGAAGATCGTATTTTTCAGAAAGCCATTCAGATCTGTAAAGAGATGAAGGGACGGTATGAACCAGAGAATCGTCAGTGGCTTTTCCCAACGTATCGTCTCCTGGAAATATTGGAGAAGCTAAGTCTGGTTGATCATCTGGAGTTGGACTATCCCCTAAGAAAAGAGATGGAAAGACAAATTTCCGGTCTTTCCCCTGAAGCAGAAGCTATTCTTCATGAGCTTTCCCCCGTATTGATGAAACATCAAATCTCAGGAGCTAAATTCCTTCTGCAAGGACACTCTCTCTTGTTGGATTCCCTGGGGGTCGGGAAAACCCGTGCCACCTTAGCTTCTCTGCTGGTTCGGCTGAAAACCCAACAAATATCCCGCTTTCTTATCCTCTGTCCCGCCTCAGTTATTTCCTCTTGGCAGAGTGAATACGAGATCTGCTCCCAACAAATTGGTCTGAAGGTGCCGCTAATTTTCATTGCTTCATCAAGTAAGATGACCTCGTACAAGGCCAAATTAGAGGAGGAAAAGTCTTTTGGGTGCATTATGACCTCCGACCTATTTAAGAGGGCTCCTGAGAAGTGTCAGGCACTTCTCAACGAGTTTAAGCAGGTCAACGGAAACATCCATATTCTTGATTGGGTAATTATATTCGACGAAATTCACGCCCTGGCAAATCCAGCAAGTAATATTTCAAAGGCGATCCGACTTGTAAGTCCTACTTACAAGATCGGTCTAACGGCGACCCTCTTGCCTAAGAATGTCGAGAACGTTTGGAGTCCAGTTGATTGGGTCAGGCCGGATTATCTAGGCAATTACTGGGCCTTCTACAGCCGTCATGTCGTCACCCAGGATCGGAAAATTAGAACACCACAAGGCCCGAGAACAATCAAAGAGAAGATCGGCTATAAGAACCTTGATCATCTCCGGAAGCAGATCCAGGAGATCTCTTTAAGAAGGGAAAGGCATGAGGTTCTAGATCTGCCGCCTCAGATTTTTATTACCCGGTACGTGAGCATGACCAAAGAACAGCAGAAGATCTATGAGGCAGTGAAACAACAGCTTTATGATGAGTTGAAAGGAATGAACGCGGATGAGATTTACAAAGCCATTGTTCTCTTTCCGATGGTTAAAGCGATACGGCTTCTGCAAGCGGCCAACGATCCCTCTCTGTTCGGAGAGGCAGGTTCATCTATCAAGCTGGAAGAGATGGAGAGTGTTCTCGAAGAATCTGAAGAACCAGCGATTATCTGGACAAATTGGCAAGGGCAGATGGATCGTCTTAAGGAGCATTTCCGAGATGCCGCTGTCTACATAGATGGCCGTACCCCTCAGAATCAGAGAGCCTCGGCAGTGGCCAGGTTCCAAGCTGGTGAAGTAGACATCTTCTGCGGAAATCCCGCAGCAGCAGGTGAAGGGATCAATCTTCAACGCGCTACCTTAGCGATCTATCTGGACCGTTCTTATTCAGCCGTAGATCGGATTCAAAGCCTCGCCAGAAATTATCGTTATGGGAGTGTTAATAGAGTTACTGTGGTTGATTTGATAACTCGCGGCACCATTGATGAAATACCACTTCGCGTTATTAGTCAGAATTTTGAGACGATGGAAAAGGTAATAAGAGGAGGAGACATAGATAAGAAAAAACTTTACGAAGAGTTGATTCAGGCGGGAGTAGTTGAACTCCCCAAAGGAAAAGTGTAAGCTGAAGAGGCAAGGAGAAAAAAGGTGAAAAAAACTATTACCAGAACTGATCAGCCGGTTATTTCGGTTTTGATGCGGCAGACAGCAATGGGTCGGGTCATCAATGGTGTTGAGGTATCGGTTTATTCTGGCCCTTCCGGAGAGTATTTTCTTAGGGGTACAGAAATTGTAAGGGCGCTGGGGCATAGTCCTTGTTGGATCTCTAATAAAGTAGCCGAAAATAAAGATAAGTTGCAGGGAGGATATATTTATGTTAACAACCTACAAAAGCCTCACTTGCCCTATGCCCTGTATATAAAAATAGGCAGCGCCCAAACACTTTTGGAGACCAGCAAAAGGAGCCCTTTTAGGGATGAGTTGGAAAATTTTGTCAGGTCTGTGTTGAATTACAATAAATTGACAACTGCTAAAGAACGATTCAAAAGGTTTCCAGAGATTACTAACGGTGATAGCTCCGTTCCCGAACAGGAAGAGCTAGTCCCTAGTCCTTTGCGGCAAGATATTGAGAATGTGCCGAATCCTAGAGGAATAGTGGAGCTGGAAGATATTCCAGAGTTTCGGGTAGCGCCATCGAATTTTCCTTGGGGAGTTTCGATTATTTCGTTTGTGCTAGGAATCGTGCTTGGGCTAGTTTTCCGAAAAGGAGTTTAAAATGTTAAATCTGATTGAGGGAAAGAAGGTAGTTATCTGGACTGGAGACGGGCCTTTAAATACCTCAGAGACTTCTGGGCACCTGATGGGAGTTACAGATCGGTTCTTTCTGGTCGATGACGGGGTTGATCTGCATCTTGTGAATATTGATAAAGTTCGAGTGTTGAAGGTTTTAGGCGGCAGTGGTTCATTAGGAGACCCTTATGACATTGATGGTGGCAGAACAGGCCAAACGATTAGCATCGCTGGCTAGGGACTATGTTCATTTACAGGTCTATGAGATTAATCCTCCTGGCTGTGAGGAAAAGCCTTATCCTCTCTACTGGGTAGTAAATAAGAAGAACGGTAAAGGCTATGAGGTAGATCTTGAAAATGTTAGGTGCTCGTGCTACGATTACAGGTTACTACACCGCATGGCCATGGACAATATGTATCGGAAAGGAAAGGAGAGGAACTGGGCGGTCTGTAAACATATTTTGAAACTCGGTTTGACAATCAAACAATTAGAGAAAGGAGAGGCAAAGATAAAATATATACAAAATTTACCAGAGGTTTGCTGGTGCTCAGATTAGGGCAATTTTGGAATTTTTTGAAGAAGTTTAGTCCCTGGTGTAGAAAGGTTAAAAAGTGAAGAGTGTAGTGTTGTTTAAGTTAGTCGTAGAGACTGAGATTGAGTTTGATCCAGATATTTATGAGGGGGAAAATTTGAGTTTTGAGGAGCTTGTAAAGATGGAGCATCAGGCTTATGAGAGTGTGCCGGAGATGTTGATTAGACCAGATTCTAAGGTTACAATTATGAGTGAAGTAAAGGAGGGCTAAGAAGATGTGGTTGAGGTTGACGTTACTTAATGAGTCTGTTGGTGTTTTTTATTTTGGCTCTGGGGGCGTTGTTCATTTTTATGAGGAGGTGGACGAAGTAGATGGTGAAATAGAATCTTATACAGTTTTGGAATTTCCAACGGGCGGAAAAGATTATGTTAAAGAATCAGTTGAGCAAATTTTAGATATGTTACGGACCAGCGAGATTGTTAAGGGATAAGGAGAACTGAGATGAATGAAGCTGTACAGAATTATCGAGACAATTTAAGAAAGCAGGCAGAGGAGGCGGCGGCGAGGAAAGAGGCGGCTAAGCAGTTTAAAGAGCAGCAACAAAACCGGAAGATGATCGAGCGGCTGGCTATTGAGAAGGGCGGTTCGGTTCTTTTCCATCCGTTCAATGATTTCTATACGATTCCCCGGCTGACCGGACACAATGTGGTCAGGACTTCTAAAAAGGGGAATAGGCTCTTCCGCAAGGTCTTCTGTCCCGAGCAGTTTGGGCTGGCCTGTGGCCTCTGCGAGAAGAGGTTGGATTGGTCGAACCTCAGCCCGTCGGAGCAGGCCGAGGCCAGGATCTCTAAAGTGATGGTCATCTTTGGACTGGATCAGGAGGCGATTGGAAAGACAACGACCTACACTAATCTCAAAGGAGAGGAGGTTACGGTACCGGTCAGTCCGATCAAATATTTTCACCGGACCTCCGGAAAGGCAGACGCTAATTTCTTTGAGCTTGAGAATTTTGAAATTGATACAGAGGTTCCGCTCAGTAAGATGGAGCTAAAGATCTCCCGCCACGAGGGAGAGGATATCACAGAGTACACAGTTAGCTATCTACACAAGTCGGTGGGTAAAGAGCTGAAGATGCCGAAGGGTCTTTCTCCTGAGCAGGAGAAGCTGTTTAAAGAGATGACGACAGCGCAGAAGAAGGGCGATATGCTCTTCTTATTCATGAAGGCACTCCAGACCTTTGATCTGCCGGAGGAGTGCAGCGAGTATCCGGATGTGGCCAATCATGAGTTACTGGTAGGAATGTATGAGTCCTCAACCTCACAAGCGGAGGAAGTAGAGCCAGAAGAAGTGCCCTACTAATCATCTAACTGCCAATCCGGGGAAGAGAATAGCCAATCCTCTGTTCTCTTCCCCCTTCAATTTTATAAAAAGGGGGAGTAGAGCATGATTGTCCGACCTAAGGCACGTCAACTCAAGCACGTCCCGGAGCTGGAGATGCTACGGGCGATCCGGGCGTTTCGGGAGGATCTGGAAGGCGGTAATCTTCGTGCCCCTTTTCCATACGAGCGCCTTGGAGACCGTTTTCCTTGGAAGGTTTTGTATCGGAAGATGGAGCAAATGGATGAAAAAGGGTATTTGGAGTACGGGGTTAGTCTGAGTACAGGCTGGTTAACGGATAAAGGTAAAGCGAGACTGCGAGAATTAGAGGATGGGGCGAAACATGAAATCAAAATTGAAGAACAAGGAACTTGAGTTTTTTAAAGAGTTTCATGAGCTGCTGCGGAAATATAGAGCTTCTATCGTCGTAGCGTTAGATGACAGTGCTACAGTTCTTATAGCGGGTAGAAAATTAAAGAATTTAGAGGCCACGCCTTACGGGGTGACTGTGCAGGGAATCGGTGAATATTCCTGGGAAGACGTTCTGGTGGCCGGGAGGAGGTGCCCGGAGGTTCAGAGAAGGAAAATCTATGACTTAGCTTACGGGTAAGGAGAAATCAAAAAGATGACAACTGTTTTAGATAAAAAGTATAGGCTCATAGAAGACACAGAAGAGGCGATGAGGATTCTTTCTGATCTTGCTCGGTTTCCTACAGTCGGACTCGACTTTGAGACTGCTTTGAGGCCAGGATATTTGAAAGTATTTAAATATAATTGGGAGTGGGAGGGCACTGGCAAGAATCGACACGAGGAGAACTGGGCGACTGATATCAGAACAGCAGACATCCGACTAATGCAAATTGCCACTCCGGACGGCAGACAGTATGTCTTTGACATCTTTAAAATTCCCATTGGTAACTTTAAAGATTACTTAGAGTCTGGGGTGCAATTAATTGCCCACAATGCCAAGTTTGAAGCCTCATTTCTTCTAAAGTACGGAATCTCTCCGATAAATTGGGGAGATACGATGATTGCCCACCAGCTTATTACAGCGGGGCTCCCAGCCAAGCATGGCCTGGAGGAGGTTGTTTGGGAGGTTTTTCAAGTTAAATTAGACAAGACTGAGCAACGTTCAGATTGGTCTGGGGAGCTGAGAGAGTCCCAATATGATTATGCTGCTCAGGACACAACTTATCTTCTTCCTCTTTGGGATCTTTTTTATGGAGTCTGTCAAGCTGACGGATTGTTGGATGTTCTGGCCCTGGAGATGCGGACTCTTCCAGCAACAACGGCAATGGAGGCTAATGGGGTCTACGTCAATCTTCAGAGGACTGAGCTTCTTCGTCAAGCTTACGCGGAGGAGATGGCGAGCTATGCTGGTAAGGTTATGGAGATTGTTCGAGCGGCAAATCTTACGGTCAAAAATGAAAAGTTCCTAAACTCCTCTCAACAATTGATTCAAGCTTACACTGAATTAGGGCTGGATCTGGTTAAGTTGGAAAAGGGAGAATTTGATGAGGGTGGCAAGCCAAAGTATTCAACAGATGCCAAGTATCTTTCAACGATCAACCATCCCTTTACCAACAACCTGCTCAAGTATCGGGAGTTTAAGAAGTTGATCTCAACCTATCTGGATAACTTTCCTCTGATGCGGCACCCTCTGACTGGGCGAATGCACTGTAATTGGATGCAGGCATTTACTGATACCGGACGTTTTTCATGCAGTGCCTTAAATTTAATGAACATTCCCAAAGAGGGGGCAATGAGGGAACTTTTTGAGGCCCCGCCTGGATACCTACTTTGTCTTGCAGATTTTGAGCAAATAGAGGTTAAGCTCGCTGCGATCCTTAGTTGTGATCCAGTTATGTCAGAAGTATTGAAACAGCCTGGAGCTGATCTTCATGCTGAGACGGCGATGAAACTGTTGGGGGCACATCCGGATGATCCTGACTGGAAAGAGAGCCGGGCCATTGGGAAGAACAGCGTATTCTCGGGGATGTACGGAAGTGGGGCCGAGGCACTGGCTGAAAAATCCAAGGGGAGGTTTACCTTGGCCCAGGCCCAGGAATTTCTCACAACTTTCTTCAATCACTATAAAGGATTCTCTCAGTATCTGAGCAGTGTTCGACACGGCGCTGTTTTTGGTAAGAAAGAGAGCCGGTCGATCTTGGGTAGGAGGCGCAGTTACCTACCCAAGGAGTGGGAAATTGACTATATCACGAGCCGTAATAAGGGGAAAGTCAAGAAGATATTTTTAACAGCAACGGAACGAGAGGCCGGTAATCATCCCTTTCAAAGTAGCGCCGCCGATTTTGTCAAATCTGCCATGTGCGAAGCCTATTATGTTCACAACTTAGAGGTTGTTATAAACTGTCATGATGAACTTCTCTGCTACACCAGGGCGGAAAACTCAGAGGAGGATAGAGCAAAGTTGGAGATGGCCATGGTTGAGGGAGCTAATAAAGTAATTTCCAAGGCCGTTAAACGAGGTTACAAGATAGACTCCTCTGTTCCTATTATGGCCGAGGCTAAAGTTGTTCAGTCTTGGCGGGATAAATAGACGTGCTTACTTCTACAGAGTACTCAATCTTAGCGTCGTTTGCAGAGGCCGCCATTGTTGATCCCTCTCATATTGATTTGCTATCCATGATAGCACTAGATATTGGGCCGAGCGATGACTTGAAACGATGTATTGGCTTAGTAAAATCAGTAATTTGTGGGGTGCGGACAGAGGATCAGATTCTAAAAGAGGCCGAAAAATTTATAAAATCAAGGGATGAGGCTGAGCGTCTTGTCGGGATAGTCTTGAAATCGGACATACATTGCCTGAGAAGTGTGCGAAAGCAGAGAGGGGCGTAACTTGATTACTGAGGGTATTTGAGGTATACTTGTAGTTTAGAAGAAATTGTTGGAGTTACGAGAAAGAAGGAGTTCTTGCGTGATTGACGATCCGAGTTTTCGTCTTCCGGTCTTTTACCCTATTGAAAATAAGATATTTCAATATCAGAAAGTTCTGGATGGTTGGGCGTTCTCCAGCCAGAGAAAGGTGGCGGAAGAGCTGGTCAAAGCTCTGGAGGTGGCGCTGTACTGGAAAAGGCGGTTTGAACAAGCGGAGGAGTTGTATGGAGGGTTAAAGCTTAAGGAGTTAGAAAAAGTGTCAACTACTCCGCCTTGAAAGGCGGAGCTTGAGGAAAACTTCAGGCTCGGGTTGACCAGGAAAAGCGGTACCCAATCCGCTACGTTGTAGATAGGTTAAAGACCGACGTTGGGATGCTTCCTCAGTTCCAACCTCTCGAAGCTCCGGTTGCAGACACGCAACAGGGTAAGCACGAAACGGATCGGAGCCTAATGCCGGTCTACAACATTTCCGAGGGGAGAGGTTCGTAAGAACCCGTTACAAGGCCCGTAAGGGCAATTAAAAGGAGGATGGCCCATGGCCGTCTGTGTTTTGGATCGTCACAGCAAGGCTTTGATGCCCTGCAGCGAAAAACGAGCCCGATTGCTGCTGGAACGGGGTCGGGCAAGGGTGCATCGGCTGATGCCGTTTGTGATTCGGCTGATAGACCGTGAAGTAGAGGAATGCGAATTTCAACCGCTGCGCCTGAAGTGTGATCCTGGCAGCCGAACCACGGGTATGGCGCTGGTGCGTATTCAGGAGGATGGAGGAACAGTCGTACTTCACTTGTTCGAGCTCAAGCATCGGGGCCGCGCTATCTCAGAAGCCCTGACAGGCCGACGGGCCAAGCGTCGGCGTCGGCGCAATGCCAATCTGCGTTACCGGGCTCCCCGTTTCTTGAATCGCCGCAGACCGCCTGGTTGGCTGGCACCCAGCCTGCAACACCGGGTGGACACGACGATGGTCTGGGTTCATCGGCTGCAACAGTGGGTACTCCTCACGGGAATCAGTATAGAGCTGGTGCGTTTCGATACCCAGGCCCTGGATAACCCGGCTATCGAAGGAGCGGAGTATCAGCAAGGGACGCTGCAAGGTTACGAAGTGCGGGAATACCTCTTGGAGAAATGGGGCCGGAAGTGCGCTTACTGTGATGGGGCAGGGATGCCGCTGCAAATTGAGCATATCCATCCCAAGAGCCAAGGGGGGTCCCACCGCATCAGCAATCTCACTCTGGCTTGTGCTGGCTGTAACCTCAACAAAGGCCCTCAGGATATCCGTTTGTTTCTGGCTCCCCATCCCCAGCGATTGGCCCGTATCCTGGCCCAGGCCAAAGCCCCCTTGCAGGATGCCGCAGCGGTCAACAGTACCCGCTGGGCTCTGTTCAAGGCACTCAAGGGCACGGGCCTGCCAGTGGAAACCGCCTCCGGGGGACGAACCAAGTGGAACCGCTCCCGCTTCGGGATTCCCAAGACCCATGCCCTGGATGCGGTGTGTGTCGGCTCCGTAGCCAAGGTGAGCCTCTGGCAGCGCCCCACCTTGGCTATCAAAGCCACAGGCCGGGGAGCCTATCAGCGGACCCGCCTGAGCGGCCATGGATTTCCCCGTGGCTATCTGATGGGTCAGAAACAAGTGCAGGGGTTCCAGACCGGGGATCGCGTCAGAGCCATTGTCCTTAAAGGCCAAAGGGCCGGAACTTACCTCGGTCGCGTTGCTGTTCGCCGTAGCGGCAGTTTCAACATCCAGACTGATAGCGGGGTGGTGCAGGGAATCAGTTACAAATACTGTCAATTGCTCCAGCGCAACGATGGCTATGGGTATGGGCAACACCACGATTTCAA